TAATTCCTTGCTTTCATTAAAAGCTAGGATAAAATTACCTGCATTAGAACTACCGCTAAACTTCTCACGGATTTTGCGCTCAATCTCCATTCGCTCTTCCTCATCGGGAACACCGTTATTAAAGTTGATCATCATCGACGGCGCTAGTCCGTTCTTGATATTATTGATATGGTAGTTCGCTACTTCCTCTTCTAGCTCTGCATACGGCAGCCCTCCCTGATAATCTACGGGCGAGTAGTAATAGAATCCTGCGCGGTATGGTCTAATAACTAGTATCTCGATTGAGTCGTTACTAGTGCCGAAAGCTGAAAACCTTTCGGGCTTATCATTAGGCCCTAGCTTCTCCCAATTAGCGCAGTAGTAGTATGCTTCGATATCTCCCTCCTCGTTGCACTTCTCAGCTCGCAAGGTCTGAATAGGCATATGCTCCACCTGCGCCACTTGGCGACCATCCTTCGAGTAAATAACCTGAAAGGCTGCCTGACCCATTAGCTTTAAATCGCTTGTTACTTTTCTTAAGCAGCTCTCGTGGATAAGGGAACGCATAGCAGCGTATTGGTCGGGTTTTCTGTGGCTATCGGCTGCATCTATACCCTTACCATAGATAAGGTCGCTAACAGCGTTTATAATAGCGTTATTCGTCGGGCTGCCTTGAAAGCGATCTATTAAATACTGATAGTAATTATTATCAGCACCGTAATCGACCCAATCACGATTTTTTTGTTCAATAACCTCGGGCTTAGTATAGCTCGCTAGGTTGATAGCGTGTAATTTCATATAACAATATATTCGTTGGCTTCAGCCTTCTCGTACTCGTTGTAAATATTCTCATTAGTAGTGTACTTATCAAAGTCCGTTTGATCCGTACAAAAAACTTTACCACGGTATAACTCGGCTGTTCCACTTACCACAAAGTAATAAAAATTTCCCTCTTTAAAAGTATACGTCGGGGTTATGCTTACAAAGTTACCACTCTGCGAAGCTGTTACGCTTTCTGTGGTGCTTTTATTCTCTTGCTCATCTGTAATGCTAAGAGATAACGACCCCGTCTCTACAATACGAGGTACGAATAAAATTTCTTTATCTGTTGTGCTGACTATGTGCATACTTAAATAACGTAACGCCTATCTTTTTTGCAAAAAAAAAGGGAAGGCCTAAACCTTCCCCCTTTATAACTAATCAAAAGCTATTAAGCCCAATTATCCGTACCCGCTACGATTGTCTCAGTAGCCGAAGCCATTCCATCGAATGGGTTACCGTCTGCAGGGGCATCGATAAAGTTAGCAGGCTGTACTTCCATTGCGCTAAACTCTAGAGTATAACCACTCATATCGCCCATCGCTGCACCTGAAACCACAGTACCGCCCGTTACATCTGCTCCGTGTTCACGGCCCATTAAGAAAGCGTTTCCGTTATAGTCTACCACGACAATATGTGGGCGACCATAAGCCAATAGTTTAAGCTCTTTGTTATCCTCTTTGCTCAAACGTGGCAAAGTCAACGACAAAGTTTGCTCAAAGAAAACTGTCCCATTATCACGAGAAGCAGTTACGTTCTGTGTCATAGAGCTGTTGCCCTTCAATTTGTACTGATACGCACTAAACGTACCGCTCATATCTGTTACTTCGTCGTTTGTCAATGTTACCGTACCCAAGTCTCCGTAGTCTACGAAGTATACCTCTTTGATACCGCCAACTGATTCACGACAAGGTAAAATACGTCCTTTTGTTAAATCACAAGCCATTTTATATCCTATTAAAAAAGGGTAGGCAGATTGTACCCACCTACCCTTTCGTTATTATTAATTTCCTTTACTCTTAGTTGTAAAGTACAATTTCAGAACCAATGCCGTACTGAATACCCGCAGTAAAGCGCATAATTACACGTACGTTTTGTGATCCGTCGAGGTCGGCCATATCGAGAAGCTTAACCTCTTGTGAGTCGCTCAACAAGCCCGTTCCGAAAAATAGGTTTGATTTCTGAGCTGCTGCCATAGTATCATCGGCTAGACCTGAAGCAACGAAGATTTTAACGCCATCGAAAGCTAAGTCGCCTCCGTTGTACCAAGTAGTACCTGCGTTATTCACACCGTTAGCACCCAATCCTGAAGCACCGAATCCACCCAAAGCACGAACATAAGCACGAGCTACGTTAGACGAAACGTAAATGTATAGATCCTCTTTACCGTACACGGCAGAAGGAATCGCATCTACTACTTTACCCAATTCGTCGATTACGTTAGCAGCAGTAACGGTTGTACCCGTTACGTCGATTACGTCCGCATCTGCTTCCCACAAAGTCTCGAATCCGTCGAACTCTCCTGCGGTAGCGTTAGTACCTTGCCAAATGTTTGTTTCCATCTTCTCAGCTACTTTAGCGGCTACGTGGCCAATTAGGTAATCAGAGAATGCAGGAGGCAATTGATCGTAGGCAGAGTAGCCCATTTGAATCGCTTCCCAATCGCTGCGAAAATCTTTCTTACAAAGTTCAAGGTTGACTTGGAACTCTTCAGGCTGAAGGATACGCTCAGTTAATGTTACTGTTGAAGTATCAGAGAAATCGCACGTTGCGTCTTTTACGATTGCATCGGTAGCGAGTTTTTTCATTACCTCTTTGTACTTCACGTTTGGTTTTACTGTAATACCACCACCCTCGATAGTATCAGCACTCAACAACGCAGCAGAAATGTATTTGCCCGCAAATTCACCTGCGTACGTAGTTGTAATTGATGTAGTTGTTGCCATCTTTTTTTATTGATTAAATTTTTGTTTTACAATTTGTTTGAAATTACGCCTACTTCATCGGCGTATTTAGTTAAATCTGAAACCCAAGTATCGGCCGCATAATTTAAATCGAGATCAACCCCAAGCTCTTTAGCCATCGAATCTAATTTTTGCTCCATCTCTTGCAATCTTTTTGCATCCTGAACAAGAGCGTTTAAATCATTCTCAACCTTAATTAAAACCCCCGCTTGAACTTGAGCGTTCTTAACAATTTCGTCGTATAACTCGTCTGCATCTTGCATAATGCCGAGCTTGACTTGTTGGGCCGATAGCTTACTAGGTTCTTTAGAAACCTTCGTAGCCGATAATTGCGCCCATACTTTTTGAATTGCTGCGTTCATTTGTGGGATTTATATTTTATTTCAAATCGATATTTTCAAGAGCTTTCACAACGGCGTTAAGCTCGTTGTAATATGTTTCAGCATCCGCGAGCGTATCGTCGAAATCATTACGCAAGAAAAAATCGAGGTCAGCCCAATCTTTATTATCGGAAGCCTTAACGCCTAACTCATTAGCTAACTCACTAAATTCCTCTAATGCGTCCTGCGCTTTTTCGTATGACCCATTTAATTCAGTTTGAAGCATATCGATATCGTCACGGATTTCCATAACAGCGTTTTCTGCATTTCTAATAGCAGAGTTTGCTGATCCGAATCTTCCTTTAATAGAATCCATTGCGTTTACGTCACGCTCTAAAATCTGCATTGCCGCTTTTACGTCATCCAAAGCACTAAGTTGTAGCTTCTTTGCAGAAAGAGCTACTTCGGCTTTCTTGGCTGTTATTTCAGCCCAAACTTCTTGAATCTTTTTCATCGGTTTGAGATTTTACCTAATACACGATCCAAAGTAGACTTGCGGCCATTCTGTGCGAAACGTACCATTTCCTTTTGAGGCTGTGCTTCAGGGTTAGCTTTAATAGGCTTACGAGCAGGAGCTTTACGAGAAAGCTCTTCTTGCTTTTCCTCTTCGGCTTTTTTCTCTTCTACCACCTCTTCAAATTTACGCTTCATCTCTTCGACTTGCTCTTTCATCTCCTCGATAACGGGGGCGATAACAGATACAACAGTATCGACGATTTCTTGCATTTCGGGAGCTACCTCTTCAGGAGCTTCGACTACGACTTCCTCTTCAGCCATCTCCGTAGACTCTTCAGCAGGTGCCGCTTCCTCTTCCGCAGGAGCTTCCTCGGCTGCTGCCTCGCGAATCTCTGCGATAATACCCTCTTCGGTAACGATCAAAATACGGCCATCCTCTAAAGCATATTCTCCTACGGGTAGTGCTACGTTCTCATCTTCTGTTGCGATGAAAACAGCTTCGCCCGCAGCGAAGTTTTCTGCTTCAATAACGGTTCCGTTATCCAATTTCATAGAGGCAAGGGTTTCCTTCTTGCTTCTCTTTGCCAATTCTACACTAAGTAGCTCGGCAATTTTACTGAGTTTGTTTTGTGCATTCATAATTAACTAACTAACGATATATAATTTAACTGTTTCATTTTTACTCAAGCTCGCCTAACTCTCGCAGCTTGTTACGGGACCAACCTAACCCCGCTTTGCCTCCCCACAATAGGAAACTGATAGTACCGCAGGCTGACGTATCACTCTCGTCGTAGTATTCCTCTGCTCTACTAAGGTACGAATACATTCTTTTTATCGTATCTACCGAAAGGGGACGGCCTGCCTCGAGGTCGGCTGCTCTTTTTTTGCCCACATCCGTGGCGCACTTGTTATTCTGCTTCTCGTTTAGTTCCCTTCCTCTTTTGGCGTTGTTTCTTACTCCCTCACCGTAGTCCGAATAGCTTTCAAGATCTACTGCCTCAAGCTCGTCGACGATTTCCTCAAGAAATCTTACGACCTCCTCTTGCTCTTGGTGCTTCAAACTCATATTTACTTTATCGGCAAAGTACCCCTCGATAGAAAAGCCCTTTACCGCACCGCTCTTAACGTAGCTATCCCACACTTCGTCGTTGTAGACCTTTATAGAAACCATCCACGTGCCGTCAGGGACGTTTAGACCGTATTTGCGGCTCTTATCTTGCTCGCCCTCTACAATCCAACTCTCGACAACACTTAGGCCGCTTAAATCGAAGCTATGCTCGAGCGTACTTCTGTTCTGATTACCTTCTGTTAGAAACAGTTCGCTTGCTTTGCGAACCGTGTTCTTAGAAAAGTATATATAATACTCCTCTTCCTCGTTCTTACGGTAAATAGTTTTGTTGGGGATCAGGGCAGGACCCATAAGGATACGCTTCTCGCTGTTAACCTCAGCTAGTTTCACTTCTTGTTCCTTACTCAAGGTAACGAAGTCCGATTCTATTGCAGGGTATTCGACTATCGAGATAGCCTGCACCCCGCTAAGTAGTTGCTCCTCGTCTAGTATTAATTCTACTATTTTCACAATGTTGCCGATTTTATTTGTTTTCTGTCTAGTTCTTGTTGTGTGGTTACATCACTACCTACCACGTACGCTTTTAGTGGTGTCTTAGATAGGCTTTCAGCAATTACATTTGCGCCACTACCCCCAACGATATTAAAGCTAGGGGTTGTTCCTGCCATAGCCGTGCCTGCTCCACCTCCTGCTGCCGACGGAGCAGTAGGCTCGCTACCTTCAAATTTAGATTTACGGATTTGTTGTAGCTGTGCAACACCGAAGGCCGTGGCTAGTCCTGCCTGAACAAGAGGGTAGCCGGGAAAGAATGCGGTAAATGGAGACTTTTGCGCAGTAGTATAAGCATTAGAAGCACCCTCAATAGTACCTACTACCACATTAGCTGCCGATAATGCTTTTTGAATTTGGAAGTTTCTGCGCTGTTGCTCCTCGCTCTCTCCTGCGAAGGCATCGGATAATGCCGACATCGCATCGAAGCTATCTTTTACCATTTGTATGGCTTCGTTTCTGATCTGTTGCCTATTCTCGGCATCTTTCTCCTCTATTTCTTTCTTCTTATCCGCTAATTCTTTCTCCGCATCTAAATCCTCTTGACGATATTGTGCCTTTAGCTCTGCTAATTTTTCTGCTTTAGTTTTTTCTAGCTCCTCAGTATCTAGGCCATTCAGCACGGCTTGAAAATATAGATCTTCGTAATACTTTTCTGTATCCTCTAGCTCTTGCTGTCTTATCTCCTCCTGAGTATTAGCTTCTGCCTTGCGGATTTCCTCTTTTAGTGCAGCGAGCTTTTCAGCCGCTGCTTTTTCGTCTTGTTCTTTCTTATCGGCTGCTGCTTTCGCATCGTTACTAGCTTGGTCCGCTGCTGCCTGATCGGCTTGTTCGTTTGATAGTATATAGCCGTCTCTCTTATTTTTTAATGCTCTTAACGCATCCTCTGTTTCCTTTATAGTAGCATCGGCTTCCGCTTCCGTTTCCTCAGCATCAAACCCTACCAAAGCTGCTGTGTCCATTAAGTACTCCTCCGCTAAAGAGGTGGCTTCCTCAAGTACGCCCACTTGTTTAAGTCCAAAAGTAAGGGCATCTACCGCACCCAATAAAATAGTGATAGGTGCTGTAAGGAATGCAATAACACCGGCGGCAATCTTTTGGTTACGCTCTGCGGCTTCAACCTGCGCTTTTTTCATTTGCCTCTGCTGCTCTAGCTGTGCCTCGGTTGCAAGTATAACCTCGTTGGTCTGCTGTATTTTTAGGTCGCGAATTTCCCTCTCGCTTTTGCCTTGCAGCTTTAAAGAGTTTTCCGAGCCTTCTGTTGCCGTCAGTCTATCTTGCGCTGCGATTTTCGTGGCCTCAGTCGCAGCTAGTAATTCTTTCTGCTCAGTTGATGCACCACTAATAAAGCCAACGATGTCATCCCAATAGGCAACCAACAGACCAACCGCCACCAC